TGGTGGCAAAGACAGCACTGTTCTGAAGCACATCGTGGACAACACTTCGGGCGTTTATGATGTTCCCGCCGTTTTCGTGAACACGGGGCTTGAATATCCTGAAATTCAGAAGTTTGTCCGAGAAGTCAAAGCAGGAAAATGGGACTGCTTTAATCCAAACGTGGAAATCCTTCGGCCGAAAATGCGGTTTGACGAAGTGATTAAACGGTACGGGTATCCTGTGTTCAGCAAAGAAATAGCGAGAAATATCGAATACGGGCGAAAGGCGATTGATCGAGGTGATGAACCTAAGGTGCAAAGGTATCTGTATGGGCTTCGTAAAAGCCCGAAGACAGGTGATGTTTACCGACATATGTCGCTGTCGAAAACGGCACTGGACCTTGCTATCAACAGCGACATCCCCGTATCGTCCGAGTGTTGCACGATTATGAAGAAACAACCCGCAAAAGCGTATGCAAAAGCAACGGGAAGAAAGTCAATCAGAGGAATACTGGCGGCAGAAAGCAAGTTGCGAAAAATGCAGTGGGAAAAATACGGCTGTAATGCGTTTGACACCAATGACCCTTCGTCACAGCCCATGTCTTTTTGGACAGAGCAAGATGTCTTGCATTACATCAAGAAGTATGATGTCCCGTATTGCCCTGTATATGGCGAGATTGTCATAAAGCCCGAAGAGGGATTCGAGGATCAGACAAACATCATCGACTATCTCGGTTGTTACGAGCCAGATGACCAGTTAGTGACCACGGGTTGCGACAGAACAGGGTGCATCTTCTGTATGTTCGGATGCCATCTGGAAAAATCCCCGAACCGCTTCCAACGCTTGAAGCAAACCCACCCCAGACAGTATGAATACTGCATCGGCGGCGGTGAAACGGTAGACGGTAAATGGCAACCTAACAAAAAAGGACTGGGGCTTGGTAAGGTGCTTGATTACATCGGGGTGGATTACGAATGAAATTATTCCCGCATCAAATTGACGGTCTGAAGCGCGTTGATGGGCATCAAAACTGCGCTCTGTATTGGGACATGGGTCTTGGTAAGACCTTCGGCGGTTCTGAGAAGATGATGGAATATGGGAATCGTGTGAATCTGGTCATTTGCCAGAAATCCAAAGTCAATGACTGGGTGAATCACTTCATAAGCCATTATTCCATTGCGGTCAGGATTTACAATTTGACCAACAAAAAGTCAGCCAATTTATTCTGGGAAGAAGTCAATAGACCAGAAATCTGGCCAACACCGAGAGTGGCAGTCATCAACTATGAACTGGCTTGGCGGCGCAAGGATCTTCTCAAGCTGAAGGATTTCACGCTGATGCTTGATGAATCGTCTTTGATTCAGAACCGAAAAGCCAAACAGACCAAGTTCATTCTACATCTGAAGCCAAAGAACACCATTCTGCTGTCCGGTACACCTACGGCGGGCAAGTACGAATCTCTTTGGACGCAAGCGCGTCTGTTGGGCTGGAAGATTTCAGAAGATTTGTACAATTCCCAGTATGTCAACTGGAAGACCATCGAATCGGATGGGTTCTTCCACAAAATCGTGGATAAAGACAACCCATACAAGAATGTGGAGCGGTTGAAGCAGAAGTTACGTGACCATGGTGCTGACTTTGTGAAGACGGAAGAAGTTTTTGATCTACCCGCGCAGACATTCACAACTGTGACTGTTCCCACTTCCAAAGAATATCGGAAGTTCCTCAAAAGCGGATATGTCAAGCTGCCAGATGGGTCTGAACTGATTGGTGACCAGATATTCACCAAGCGACTGTATGCAAGACAGCTTTGTGGCATGTACAGTCAAGCCAAACTGGAAGCATTCAAAGAACTGATTGAATCCACCAATGACCGCGTGATTGTGTTTTATAACTTCAACAGAGAACTGGACATGTTACGGATGATTGCCAATGACCTTGACCGTCCGCATGGTGCCATCAATGGTGAACACAAGAACTTAAAACCTTATGAGAACCATGACAATTCCATTACATTCATCCAGTACCAAGCTGGCGCGATGGGTCTGAACCTTCAGAAAGCCAACAAGATCATCTACTTCAGCTTGCCTGAACGGTCTGATTTGTTTGAGCAGTCAAAAGCACGAATTCACCGCATTGGTCAAGAAAGACCGTGTTTCTATTGGATACTGATGTGTGAGAATTCCGTGGAAGAAAACATTTACCAAACCTTGTTGGAGCGCAAGGATTTCACTGACGATTTGTTTATTGAAGGAGTAAAAGCATGATTATTTGCAAATCTGCGGGTGAGAGTTGCCCGCGTAAGCTGCACATTTGCTGTGGCACCTGTGAACATCTGCTGGCATGTGGCAGTGCGTGTGATGTTCATGAGTGGCGAGATTGTCCCGACTGTGAAATGGTCACCGATGAACTGACCGCATTCCAGAATGCCGTACCGGATGCACTGGTAAGAATCACGGATCTGATGGTTGCCAAGAAGCGCATCGAAGAACAGGAAAAGCGGCTGAAGACCGCACTTCTGGAAGCCATGGAAAAGTACGGTGTCAAGGCTTTTGAAAACGATGTGGTCAAATTCGTCTATGTAGCACCCACCACCCGCAGCACAGTCGATACTGCAAAAATGAAGAAAGAACATCCTGACCTTGTGGCGCAGTACACCAAGACATCTGATGTGTCCGCATCCGTCAGGGTGACGGTGAAGTGATGTGCTGACTATCAAACCAATACATTTAAAAGACGCGTGTGAATTTGTACGACAATATCACAGACACAATCTCCCGCCGACTGGCGGTAAGTTCGCGGTGGCATGCCACAGTAATGACAGTGTGTGCGGTGTGGCCATCTGTGGTAGACCTGTGGCCAGAAGATTAGATGATGGTCAAACGCTGGAAATCTATCGAAACTGTACGGATGGAACACGAAATGCTTGTTCTAAGTTATATGGCGCGTGTGTCCGTATCGCCAAAGACATGGGTTACATCAGAGTAATTACATATACTTTGGAATCTGAACATGGTGCAAGTCTGAAAGCCAGTAATTTCATCGATGAAGGTTTAGCGGGGGGAACAATGTGGACGGGTAGTCGGCAGCGCGAATATACCGTTGCACCTAAAGAATTTAAGCACAGATGGGTGGTGTATCTTGATGGCCGCTGAAAAACTTTTCGAAGAAAAATTAAAACGCTGGCTTGAATCAGAAGGTATCTATGCGCTTGGTACACCTGCGCAAGATATGACCGCACCGCCTTGTGGATACTGGGAAAAGCGGTGGGGTGGCGGTAAGTATATCAAGTCAGGTATGCCAGACATGCACATTGTGGTGAACGGCATCAGCATCGAAGCGGAACTGAAAGCACCAAACGGCAGACCGTCAGAATTGCAGATCCAGAAACTGAACCAGATTGATGATGCTGGTTGTATTGGTGTGGTGTTGTTCCCTAAAGACTTCGAGAAGTTCAAGAAGCTGGTGAAGTACATCAAGTGCGGTTATCTATATGACCAAGATGTGGTCATCAAGGTGGGTCTTGAAAGGGGGTGGCGCAAATGACACCCGGTGTACAAATCACGTTGATCATCTGCATTACGTTGGTGGCTATCTGTTTTATCGGAAGGAAAGGTGGTAAGTGATGGAGCATTCCCATTTTGGGTATTCTGCGGTGTCCACCTTTGAGCAGTGTCCTTACCAGTATAAGTGCAGATATGTGGACGGTCTGGAAACCCTTCCGACAGATGACCCTGCCAACCCTCTGGTGATTGGTACGGCGCTGCATAAAGGTATTGAAACCGATGTGGACACAGCCATTCAGGAATATTTCAGCAGTTTCCCGGTTATCGATGACAAACACATTGATGAGGAAATCAAACTGCGGTATCTGATTCCCAAAGTAAAAGCAGTCATTCCCGAAGGTCAACACGAAGTTCGTGTGATTGATAAAAACTTCATGGGAACGCTGGACTTGTTGGTTCCTGCCGAACTGGCACTTGAAGACAAGGACGAGATTTGTTTCAAATGCAAGCGGTATGAATACTGTCTAACCTGTGAAAGCGGTCGGTGCGAGTATGGAAAGTATGCGGGCTGGTATGATCTCTATGATTTCAAATACATCAACTCCAAGAACCAAGACCGCTACATAGAATCCAGACAGCTTCATCTGTACAAGTATTACTTTGAGAAGACCACAGGTAAGCATATTCGCAATATGTACTTCATCTTCATTCCGAAGGTACAGATTCGGCAGAAGAAGACTGAAAACCTGCTACAGTTTCGCAAGCGACTTGCCGAAGAATTA